AGAACCTTCTCTATCATATCCCTTGTACTTTTGAGGGTCATTAGAATACCCTTTTTGGTTAGGCTGTTGAATAAGACTACCTTCACCGCAAAAATGGTTTACGCATATATTCGTGTGTCGACAGACAAACAGACTGTCGAGAACCAAAGGTTCGAAGTCCAGAAATTTGCAACGGAAAAAGGACTTGTAATAGATAAATGGGTGTCCGAGAAGGTTTCCGGTACCAAAATTGCTAACGATAGGAAATTAGGTCCGCTTCTCAAGAGGATGAAGAAAGGCGACACTCTAATCATAACAGAAATCAGCCGATTAGGAAGAAACCTGATGGGTATTATGTCAATGCTTCACCTCTGTATGATTAAGGAGACTTGCGTTCTTACTGTCAAGGAACGTTACGAATTAGGTAATAACATCAACAGTAAGGTATTGGCATTCGCTTTCGGTTTATCCGCTGAAATTGAACGTGATCTTATCAGTCAGCGAACCAAGGAGGCCCTTGCTTACAGAAAAGCTGCAGGAATACGACTTGGTCGAAAAAAGGGGGATAAAAACACGCATTACAAGCTGACTGGAAAGGAAAATCTTATCCGAACTATGCTTGACTATGGTTATAGTAAAGCCGCTATTTGCCGGAAGTTGAAGTGCAATCCTAAAACATTGGATGACCATTTGCGGAGAATGCATGTCCTACATAAAAATTAAGTCATACATTACTTTTGCCTCTGTTTTTAAATTCATAGTTATGGCAAAAGCAGAAATCTTATTCAAGGTCATCCGCAAATGGGAAGGCGGATGGAGTGACCACAAAAATGACAAAGGTGGCAAAACCAATATGGGGATAACCTTGTCTACGTGGAAATCATGTGGTTATGACAAGGATGGTGACGGAGACATTGATGCGGATGATTTACGCATGATTACTCCGGATGACGTTTTTCATGTTTTCAAGAAGTATTATTGGGACCGTTACCAAGCGGACTTCATACACAACCAGTCCATTGCGAACATCTGTGTGGATTGGGTGTGGGCCTCCGGACGTCCCGGTATCACAAGGGTACAACAACTACTGCAAATCAATGTAGACGGCATCGTAGGTCCTCAGACGGTTGCAAGTATCAATCTGGCCAACCAACGGCAGCTGTTCGAAGCTATCAAGACAGACAGAATCCGGTTTATTGAAGAAATCTGTAAAAGGGACCCGTCGCAGCTTGTATTCCGGAAAGGATGGCTGAACCGGGTCAATGATTTCAAGTTCTCTGTCCGCTGAATTCTTGTCCTTTTTTCCACTCTTTTCAGCCTTTAGTTTTGTGTCCGGAACTAAAGGCTTTTTTATGGCAATAACTGAAGAAAAGAGTTTAATGACCTCCGAGAAATTCAATCGAGGAGTTGAGAACTGGACGTGGAAAGTTAGGAATACCTCCGTTTATATTCTACAACGGACACACGCAACCGGCAGATTGCGTAGGGAACTGCAATCCCGTTGGCTGAAAGACCGTGAAGGTGGACCGGCTTATGTCGGTCTGGGTTTCCGCTTTGCCCGGTATGGTGCGTACCGGGAGTATGGCGCCGGGCGTGGATATATCGTCAAGAACGGAATTATAATGAAGGGACATTCGGCATGGAGCGATAAGAAGAAACGTCAGGAACTGCGTTCTTTACGTGTTTCTGAATATCGTATCCGGCGCATGCGTACCGTTGATGAACACTATGCCGTTATCCGGCGAAGTCCCCTACCCTGGTTAGACCCTCCCATTGTGGATAACATCGAATCACTGGCAGATTTATCCGGAGAGTATTACGGTGACCAGGCACTCAAGAATGTGCTTCAGAAGTTTGATAAAATAACAATTGAAAAACGTTATGGCAAAAAGTGACAAGACTGTCAAAAGAGGTGTCTACTTGTACATCGATGGCAAGGAAATTAAGAATGACATCAATTCCATTGATTTGGAGATGAAACGCCTACAGCGTGACATTAAGGAAATGACACGCGGCTCTGAGGAATACAACCGCACCATGGCGAAGATACAGCATCTTCAGGGGATTTTAAAACAGCATCGCCAGGAGATAAAAGGCATCACCACCGAAACCAAGAAAGCGACTGTCAGTATTGGCAGTATGGTGGACTGGTTCAACCGTTTCGGTGGAGTTATCTTGTCCGTAATAGGTTTCCTTACCGGTTTTACCCTTGCCTTGCGCGCCATCAGAGACGAACGCAACAAGTTGGAGGAGTCCCAGGCCGGGCTGAAAGCCTTGACCGGACTTGATGATGACAGCATTGCCTGGTTGACCGGGCAGGCCAAGACGCTTTCCACCACCATGACAAAAGAGGGCTTGCGTGTCCGCCAGTCGGCAGCCGAAATCCTGGATGCGTTCATGCTGGTCGGTTCGGCCAAACCGGAACTGCTGGGAGACAAGGAGGCGCTCAAGGCTGTTACGGAGGAAGCCATGCGATTGCAGGCGGCAGCCAAAGACATCACCCTGAACGAAGCGGTTGATTCACTTACTTTATCACTCAACCAATATGGGGCAGCGGCAGACCAGGCTGGACGGTTTACCAATGTATTGGCTGCCGGCTCCCAGGCAGGTTCCGCCAATATCGCAAGCCAGGCAAAGGCTATCCGGAATGCAGGTACCGCAGCGGCTTCGGCCAATGTTCCCATTGAACAGACGGTCGCATTGATTGAAACGCTTGCCTATCGGGGTATAAAGGATGAAGTGGCCGGAACGGGATTGAAGAAATTCTTTCTGGTTCTTCAGACTGGGGCAGACAAGACCAACCCTAAAATCGTCGGGTTGGATAAGGCACTGGAGAATCTGAAGAACAAGAATATGGACGCAGGCGCCATCAAAAAAATGTTCGGGGAGGAAGGCTACAATACCGCATCCGTAATCCTTCAGAACACGAAGATGGTGAAAGACTTCACCGCTGCCGTCACCGGTACCAATGTGGCGTATGAGCAGGCGGCCATAAACAGTGATACTGCACAGGCCAAACTGGAGCAGGCACGTAATAAGATGAAGCTGGCAGCCATTGACCTTGGCGAGAAGTTGAATCCGGCTCTGACGGTGAGTACGAATATGCTGACCAATGTGCTCAAGTATTTGCCGGGATTGATTGACTGGTGCAACAAATGGGGTGGTACTGTATTGTGGCTTAGTACGATATTGCTTGTATATGCTACCCGGCTGAAGATAATTACAGCATGGTATTCTATTTGGAATTCACTTACCAAAATTGCGACAGTTCTCAATTTGGCTTATGCCGCATCAATGAATACATTGTCTGGTTATACAGTGACATCATTTGGAAACTTGCGTAAATTATCAATGCTCATGCAAGGACATTCTGTTTTACTTAAATCACTACGTACCGCCACTTATTTATATGCCGCTGCCGTGCAGGTTTTACACGGGCGCGTTGATTTGGCTGCCAAATCGCTGAAAGCAGCTTGGACTATTATGTCCAGCAATCCGATTGGCTTACTGGTTACATTAGTTCTTGCAGCAGCTACCGCATCCTACAAACTGACACAACGCACCAAAGCTTATTACGACCTAAATAAAGTCAATGAGAAAATTACAGAAAAATCAAATGATGAATATGCGCGTCAATCATCACTGATTGAACAGTTGACCACCAAAATACACAATAATAATCTTTCCAATTTTGAACGTAAAAAGGCAATTGTACAATTGCAGGCTATTATTCCGGATTATAATGCAGAGATTGATAAAGAGGGCAAAATCATCAATGAAAACACAGAGGCACTTGACCGATATAATGCTGTATTAGCAACCAATATCGAATTAAAAGAGGTTGCCGACGAACTGGATAAGCACCGGATCAACCTGATGCGCCTTCAAAAATCCCCGGCATTGAGTGACAATTCACCGATGGGGTCGATGGCTCGCGAGGATGTTCGCAACAAGATTTCCCAAGAAGAAGAGATTGTTGAATCTTTAACTGCACGTTATAAGAAACTGGTACAAGAAAAATGGAAAGCATTGAATCCGAACACTCCTAAAAACAATCCCACCGGAGGCAATGACGGTGGAAAATGTCCGATATGTGGAAACAAACCTTGTACCTGCGATAAAAATAACACTTCCAAAGACAAGTTCGCCCAAGCTGAAGCCGACTACTACCGACGTATCGCTGACATCAAACGGAAGTACCTCGCTGACGATAAGATGACCCAGGAAGAATACAACAAGCAGATGCGGGATGCAGAAATACAACTGCTCAACGATAAGCTGAAGGTCAAGGGGCTTGAGCCTTCAGAGATTCAACGTATCAATGACCAAATACTTGATGCGGAAATAAAGGCGCGTGATGAATTGCGCAGGCTTGATGAACAGTCTGCCAAGGATGAAGAGAAACGCCGTAAGGAGCAGGCAGAAGAGACGTTTTCCCGTTTGGACAAAGAGTACCAAATGCAGGTGGAAGCTGCCGCCATGTATCATTATGAAAACAGGACTTCCGAGGAGGAGTATTTCAATGAGCTGCGCAGACTGCAAGATGTATATTACCATAAGGTTCTCAATGACGCGGCAATCAGTGAGGAGAAGAAAAACCAGGTACGTGAACAGATGCGTAAACGTAATCTGAAGGATGCCCAAAAAGATGCTGAAGAAGAAAAACGGATTGAACGTGAGAAGTTTGACATACTGTCTGACCTGGCGAAAGGCTTCGGAGAGACCATGGCGCAATTCTTCACGGACTCCGAGGTGTCTCTCAAGGACTTCCTGAAGAATATTCTTACTATGTCGCTTGATGCGTTGGAACGTATGATGATTATGGCCGTTACCGAACGCACCATCAAGAATATAGGTTCACTCGGCTTCGTAGGTGTAGCTAAAGCTGCCGGAGAGATTGCTCTGATAACTGCCGCATTTGAGACAGCCAAAGGGCTTATCTCCAATTTCTACACCGGCGGCTTTACTCCGTCCGGTGACTGGAATCAGCCGCAAGGTATTGTACATTCCAATGAATTTGTCGCCAACCGTTTTGCTGTGGCCAACCCGAATCTGCGACCGATATTCGACGCCATTGACGTGGCACAGCGTAGCGGTAATGTTGGTAATCTGACAGCTGAAGACATAGCGGCTGTAGCAGGTTCCGGAAAGAGTACACGTACCGTACCAGCCAAGGCACCTGCTGCCAGCGCCACAACGACGACCAATGACCCGGCTATGGTGGCGATGCTGATAGAATGTACCCGCGTATTGCGGAAGCTTAAAAACAGGCTGGATGCCCCTTTGGTAGCGGAAACTTATGTTACCGGCAAACGGGGTATCAACCAGGCACAAAAAGAATATCAGAAGTTGAACAACAATAAATCACGCAACAAGCAATGACAGAATTATACATTGACGGGCAATTGGCCGCCCTTCCTGAAGGGTTCAACATTACGTTCACCTCCGAGAATCCGTATTTCACCCGCAGTTCCAATTACTCCTTGGACATAGAACTCCCCATGCCTGCCAATCATGCCATATTCAAGCACGTGAACAGACTGGATGTGACGAAAAAAAAGACTATCCTTCCGGCCACACTCATCGTTGACGCCAGATGCCTGCTTTACGGCAGTGCGGTTTTACTCTCAGTAGAAGATGCACTGGTTAAGGTACAGCTCGTATCAGGTAATGCGGAATTTAATCTGCTGACGAATGATGATCTGTATATTGACGAACTTGATTTAGGTACAATCAGTTGGCCGAACAACAATCAGAACCGTTTCCAGCCACCTGCCAATATGGTGAACTACTACGGTTCGGTGGACGACATTGAAGCTGTATGGTTGCCAGTGTTCTATCAGGAAGCCAAATGGGAGAATCTTCAGAACGATGCAATCTATGAGTTCGGCACGAACAATTTTACCCTTTGCCCCTATTATGGCCGTCGATGTGTACAGCCATACCTTTTGACAGTCATCAAGAGAATAGTGGGGCATTTTGGCTATACGTTCGATACCTCCTTCTTTGATAACAATTTCTTGCGGAACGTTTATGTATGCAGCGCGGTAAGCAGCAACCGGGTGGCCGCTGCATTGCCGCACTGGACTGTTTCCGAATTCTTTGATGAACTGGAGAAATTCCTTTGTGCGGTTACAGTGGTCAACGAACGCACCAAAGTGGTGAGTCTCGTAGGGCTTAACGATTATTTTACAGAATCCGGAAAGGAGATAATTCCTGCATCTTCCCTGCTACGGGAGTTCACTGTGGATATTGAAGATGAAAAGAATGAGAAAGACTTGGGCACTGGCAATGTGGGCTACAATCTGCCTTCCCATACGGATGACGGCTATCTGCGAATTGAAAGGGACATCATAGAGGCTGCATACAAACAAGAATATGATTCTTACGATGCAATGCTGACCGCATACAACGGAATGGGTGACAGTGACAAGAAAAGTACAATCTTTATTGTTGGCAAACGGTATTATATCAACTACAATGAAAATGATAAGAATACGCTGCGTGAAGTCAATTTGTATGCGGATTTAATCCGTGACCCGGAATCGTCCGATGTAGAGACCTCACTCGGAATCGTCCCGGCTAAAATTATTCAGTTCAATGTCGGCGTGTATGGCTCTGTAGCTGATTACGATTTGTCCCGTCCGTACACCTCCATGGTATTGAACATACCCGCGGTGGGCTACCAGGCTACTGTTGCCAAGCAGGAGCGCTTCAATGTCCAGGAGGCCATAAACGGTGACGTGGAACTGAAGGAGAAGCAGGAAAAAAACGGGCGCATGGAAGTGGCTGTCAATACCGGTAAGTTCAACCGGCAGAACGTAACTTACAGCGGTCAGACACATGCCTATGATTACGCCTATCCTTTTACGGACTACCAGCAGAAGACCGGAGCGCAACTCACGGACTTTCTTCCGTATTCTCTGAGTTTGAACGATGTTTGTCCGGACAGTGTCGGACATCGGTTGTCGACACTCAGTCTGTTTCACTCCAATATCCCTTACACAATCCAGTTCCAAGCCAATAAGCTGCCAGATGTGAATAAGGTGTTTCTTATAGGCAACAAGCAGTATTTGTGCGAGAAGATTGAGACGGAAATAGATGTTGATGGATTAAGCAAGGTACTGAAGGGAACTTTCTACCGGATAGAATAAATGGTATTTATAATAAAACAAAAAGATGAAGTCGTTGTTCTCTATGATTATAGTATAAAGACAAATAGGTGCTATTTATAGGGATAATTTAGTGAGTACTAAATAAAATTGATTATAAAGTTTAATATAAAATTTAGTGCAATAATTATATTATCGTTATATTTGCAACGGATTTTTGTTTCAAATCTATTAAAACTATTAGATAAATAAAGAAATAATTATGGCAAAGATGTGGCCGAAGTTAAGTAAACCACCAGTAGAAGTAGCTTTATTTCAATTGAAATTTGAAATGGGAAATACAGCACTGAGTGATTTTCTTAAATGTGATTCTCAATTAAGTAAGTATTTTCCTAAAAGGAATGATACTATTGAAGCTAGTATAAATTTGCCTTCGTCATCAATTCCATTAGGTGTTTCTAAAATATCAGGAACTTCCAATGCTAAAATGGTTAACTATGTATACTATAGTGAAGATCAAAAATGTAAATTAACTATAGGAGAAGGTAGTTTAACCTATACTGATGAACGTGATTATATTGGATGGGATGAATTTGAGCGTGTTGTTTGTCAATATCTTATGGTGTTTGCTCCAATATTGGAAAAGCATATTATAACAAGAATTTCTATTCGATTTATTAATCAATTTGTTTTAGACGAATTTGAGGACCCGACAGTTTATTTTAAAACTATTATATCATCAGCAGAGAATGGAGTTCCATACCCTTTAATTAAATATGGATTTAGACTAATGTTGGATATTAAAGAGGGTGTCTATTCTATTGTTAATCAGAATTTAGATAAGACTCCTGAAAAATATCTTTATATATTCGATATTGATGTTTTGAATAAAAGTAATCTCATATTTGATATTAGTTCTATACAATCGGTTCTACAGGAACTTAGAGAGGTAAAGAATGATATATTTTTTAGTAATGTCACAGATAAAATAATCGAATTATGCAATTAGTAAGCTTTAAAAATGGGTTTAAACCTTTGACTATTGCTGCTGGTCTATTGGTTAGCAGTCCGACACTTATGTATGCTGATTTAGATCAATATAGTGACATAACTGCTGTCATATCTAAGCCTAAAGCATCAAAGTATATTCAAGAAGTAGATAATCAAGAAAATAATATTTTTATTGCAAAGAGGAAGTTTTATGATTATTATAATTCATGGATGGATAATACTTTCTTCCTTTCTTCAGTGAAAGATATTATTGAACAGAATGATTTTAAGGCTATTGTGAATATGGGAACAAAAGCTGTTCCGTTTATTTTGGAAGAGTTGGAGCGTGAGCCTTCTAACTTGGTTTGGGCACTCAATATGATTTATAAGAAGAAAATAACCGATAAACCCAACGTTACTATTAGTGATGCATGTAAATTATGGATAAAAGCACTGAAGAGTTAATTAAGAAAAGGATTATTGGTATTTTCCCAAAATTGGCAACTGATAAGAATTTTAAATTGACTAGTCCTATTAATCCAAATTACAATTGTCTTGCATGGGCTTGTCACTATAATGATCGGTGGATGCAACCGCCAAGTATAACTCCTCCTCCCTTGGATAGTGTTGTTTATTGGCCTGAGGATGCCAAACAAGGTATGGAAATTGAATGTCTAATAGACGCATTTAGAACTAAAGGGTATGAATTGTGTGATAGTTGGGAGTATGAGGATAAATATCAAAAGGTTGCGTTATATGTGAAAAAAGATAGTAAAACATGGACACATGCAGCTCGTGAGTTGAGGAATGGCTTTTGGACAAGCAAATTGGGACAAGGATATGATATTCAACATGGAACTCCATTTACAATAGAAGGCGATAGTTATGGTGAGGTATATTGTATAATGAAGCGTATATTTCAGTGAGGATGTGTCTTTCGAAACACATCCTTTTTCCTTTTTATCGAGATTATTTATCTTGAATTTAGAACTCAAAGCAAACCTAATAATCTAATTCTTTGGTGTAACTTATAGTAGAAGGCTCTAGATGATTCAGATTGAACACGGTATAAAGAATTAGCTTAGGCATTATAAATAAATGAATATGAAACGAGTTTTATTTTTAATCTGTGTTCTGTCCTTAGTGGCAAACACTGTTTTAGCACAAGAACGTCCGGAAATGAGACGTGAAAATCGTAGAAACACAGAAACAACCGAGAGGCAAATACCTCCAGGACATCCGGAGAGAGTCGATGGGCAGAATCCAAATGCCGAAAAACAGCCAATGACTTTTATGCAGTCGTTAAAATTGAGAACAGATGTGGGGAATCCACAATTTGAGGCTGGGCACATGATGATTAAATCTTCCCGATTCAAAACAGCGTCCTTAGCATGTGCGGCCGTCAGTGGAGGAATCTGGTTCTTTAATAACAGCGAAGACTATGAAGTGGCTGTTGCTGGAACCAGTGTCATTTTTGGAGCGGCTGCTGTCATTCTGTATGCTTCAAGTTTGCGTTATGAATGGTTGGCAGGTAAATACTTGAAAATGTCAGCATCACCAGGTGGGTTGTCTGCCAGTATAACTTTTTAATGTGACATTAAAAGCGGAGAAACAAAAAATCTCCGCTTTTCTTTTGCCATTCCAAAATAAACCCGCATATTTGTGATGCGAAATAATCAAACATGTTAGTCATGTACGCAGAGCGCGGTTAATGCTCATGACATAATGGGCTTTTTTTATGCCCATACATAGACCATTTTACTGACGTCAGTAAAATGATACATACGAAATTGGCGGCTGCCTTTCCCATCAATTTGTTTTGCTCTACGGAGTGACAACTGTTTGATTGTTTCGCGACACGGGAAATGGCAGCCGTTTTTCTGCCTATAGCGAAACAATCAAACAGTATGAAAAAACAAAATCAAAGCGCCCACGGACGCTATGTATCCGCAGAGAAGGTTCAAGAACTGTTTGCCCAGTTGGGTATTGAATTGTGCGCCGGACGTAAACGTATCCGTGCAGCACGTAGTGACAAATCCATTTCCATCTATGTCAATGGTGGGACAGTCAACATCACCTTTAATGAGAAAGGAGGCAAAGCATGATGTTCTTTGTTTACCATCTGCAGACCTATTCCCCCAAGAACCGGGCATGGAAAAAGGTTATTGATTATGTAGAGAAGTATAAAGATGTTCTTATCAAGGATGAACTTTCCCTGGATGCACTCAAGCATGAAATAGGCGATGTGGTTAACCGCATCAATGCCGAACACCCCAAGATGAAACGCATGAAATGTACCGCTACCCCTTTGGGACGTGACTGTACTATACGCATCGAGGCTCATGTCATAAGTGGTGGATGCCCCGACACGGTATTCTTTCTCGATATTTGCAAGGTACGTTCCGTTTATCAGTTCAGTGAGAAGGCGAATATGCTGGAGCAGGAAGGAGGTGAGGCATGAATGATGAATTCTTTATCACCAAGACTGTGGATACAGGTAGTGGAGGAACCAAATCGGTGAGATATCAATTGTATGCACGCAACTGTGATGGTGAGATTAATGATATAGGCTATGAGGAACTGGTGCGATTTAACAAGTTCCTTACTAATTATTTAAAAAAGGAGGAGGGCAGTGATTATGAACAATCATAGGAAAATAGGTTTTCGGGCATACAATGATAATGCTCAGAATTCAGAGGAAGATGAACAGAAGAAAAAACAAGCCGAACGGCAAAAAGCCATAGCCGATTTTATCGGCCATAACTATTCGCCTATCGGTGCCACTTCGCAGAAGTGCTATAAAACCACAGTCGAACTGGTGTACGAGTTGTCGAATATCGTCGATGTCGCTCCGATGGAGCTGGCCAAGCAGCTGACTGATGCCAGATACCATGTGGAGTACCTGGCAGGACAGCCGTATTGGGTGCTGTATGAGAAGCCATAAACACATTAACCGGACATTTTTTTTATTTTTGAAGTCCTTGCTCGTGAGAGTAGGGGCTTTTTTTAAAATATACCATCGTAATTCTTTATCAGGCTATTCGCTTCCTGAATATCGTGCGGTGTATATATGTCCGTCATGAGGATGCTGCTATGTCGTGCCTGGTCACGTACGCTCAATACGTCATAATGCCGGAGCATGTTGGTTATTCCGGTATCCTTCAATGAATAGAACTTGTACTTTGCCGACAGCTTCAGGTCTTTCCGTACATGCCGTGCCCACCAGTCACGGAACATCTTCTCGGTCCGTTCCCTTTTTCCCGGCTTCAGTCCGTCCGAGAACAGGTAGTAGTCTCCCGGGTAGTCGAATATTTTCAGGTCGAGCATGAGATGGATGACCTTTGTCGGCAGCGTGATGGTGCCGTCCTTCCGGTTCTTGGATATGGTGTCCTCGACAAAGATGGTCTGTCTGGCCAGACTGATGTTTTTCAGTTTGAGGCGTGTCATTTCTGCCGGGCGTATGAAGCAGTAATACAGGATATAGCTCGCCAGCAGCATGTACGGGTTCTTCTCGAGCAGATAGCCATGTATCTTCTGCAGCTTGTCCTCCTCGATGACACACCTTATCTTCTTCTTTCCGCGCCGTCCAAGGCTGCTGATGCCTTCGGTCGGGTTCTTGGTGATGTAGTTGTGGCTCAGACAGAAGGTGGAGAAGGATTTCAGGAATCCCAGGTAATTGTCACGGGTAAAGGCGGTATTGTCCCTTGTGATGTAGACCTCGTCCAGAAGCAGGACACAGAAATCCTTGTCGAACTGGTAGATATAGGTGATGGGCACTTTCTTCTCCTCGTTGAACGTTTCCATATTCCGGAGGTAGGAGGAATACGACTTGATTGTTTCCTGACGGTAGCGTCCGTCGCGCAGCATCTTTGCAAGGAATGTGCGGTACCGGTCTATGACTTCGCTGAAGAGCATGTATGCGGAGCCGGACTCCTGCTCTATCCAAGGGTTCCAGCCGACAGCCAGCTTTTCCGATATGCGGTTCATGAAGTCCTTGGCATACTTCCGCCTTTCCTTGATTGAATCAATGTAGTTGAGCTTGAATTTCTTGCGCTTCATGGCTCCGGTGGCCGGACAGAAGGCATAGAAGTCAATGTACCAGTCTTTGCCGGTGTGCAGCACCGGAGGTGTGTAACTTTTAACTTGCTGACAATTAGACATTTTTTTTATTTGTTTTCGCCCGGAAGCAAAAACAAATACGTTAATATTTCTCGTCCCGATTTCGTCCCGGCTGTCCGCCTTAAAAACGAAATAAGTCACTGTGAAACAGTGACTTATCGTGTAATTGGTCGGAATGAGGCGACTCGAACGCCCGACCCCTACGTCCCGAACGTAGTGCGCTACCAACTGCGCTACATTCCGATTGCTTTT